GAGGCGATCGCGTCCTCGTGGGTGGCGCTGGTGTCGCCGTTGATCATGGCGTCTTCATAGCCATCACGCAGGGCGCGGCTGATCCGGCGTTGGATCTCCGGCAGCATGGCGATGATGCTGTCCTCGGAGGCCGCGTCGTCGATCAGCACGCGGGCGGCGAACCCGGCGGCCGCGACCTCGGCGGAGCGGAGCGTCGGCGTCGAGGCGGTGTACTGCGCCGGATCGTCGCTGCTGGCCTTGCCCTTCAGGTAGGGCCGGATCGTGTCGGTGATGCCGGGGATCACGATGGGGCCGGGGACGTCCACCACGTTGAACAGCGCGTCGATCCCGGCCGGAGTGTAGTACTCCTCGTACAGCTGCTGGCTGAACGTGTCGGGGATCCACTCCGCGCCGCTGCCGCTGGTGTCGCTGATGGCCTTCTCGATGGTGCCCTCCAGGGCGGCCCGGATCTCGCGCGGGGCCTTCGCCGCGTGCGCCAGGAGCTTCTCGTCGAGGATCGGGGTCTCGGCGGGCTTGTAGCCCCCGCCCATCAGCTTGCGGGCGATGTGGCGGCCGAAGCCGAGGCGCAGCAGCTCCTGGTGCCAGGCATCGCAGGGGGCGGAGTCGAACAGGCCGGACTGCTCCGCCTTGACCTGACGGCCGGCGAACTTGACGGTGTGCTCGTAGGACTTCAGCGCCACAGAGCCGTCCGCCTTGACGAACTGCTTGACGCTCTCGCCGGAGGGCGCGCGCTCGCGCACCAGGCCGGAGGCGGCGCGATCCTCCTCCATCTTGCGGAGGCGGGCGGACATGTCGGCGATCGCCGCGTCCTTGTTGGCGGCCTGATCGATGACCGGGCGCGCCTTGACGACGAAGTCGATCACTTCTTGGGGGGAGAGAGACATCACTTAGCTCCGTTCAGCCAGGAGGCCAGGTCAAGGGAGGGGGGGACAGGGACGGGGTTGGAGCTGCGGGCGAGCGCCCCCGCAGCGATCAGCCGATGGGTCACGCGCTCGGCGAGGGCATCGAGATCCGCGCCGGAGAGTCCCCCGGCGCTGCGCTGGGCGAGGGCTTCGGCGTTTGCAGGCACCGCAACCACGCTCACTTCGAGCAGCTCGTTATCGTAGTAGGCCATGCCGTAGGGGCTCTGGGCGTAGTAGGGGTCGTCATCGGGCAGGTCACTGCGGCGGATCGACCGGCCCGGCACGAAGCCGACGCTGACGGCGTTGAGCAGCCCGTCGGCGACCTTCTGTGCCACATCCTGTGCCCGCGCACCCTTGCCCCACTGCACCTCGATGACCAGCGCGCCGTCCATGACCTCGGCGGAGGTCGCTCGCCCTACCGTCGCCTCGGCGCGGTAGTCGTGATCGACCTGGATCACCGGGTTTAGCTTGTAGTTGTCGAGCTTCCAGGTGGCCTGATCCACCACATCCCCGTAGCGGTCAGAGCTCGCCGTCGAGGCGATGAACGTAGCGCGCTCCAGATCGGGGGCCGCGCCCACCGCACGCCGCACCATGAACAGCCGCTGCTTCCGATCCATCACTCCTCCGTCCGCTGGACGACCGGGACGACCGTGCAGCGGCAGTTTACGCACATCCCGGCCTGGAGGAATTCTCCCGGCCCCGCCCCCTTCACGCCAGCGAACTCGCCGCCGCTCACAGGCACCACGAACAGCTCACCCAGGGCGACCTCCTGCCCGTCGAGCGCTCGATGCGCCTCACGGGTGCTGCCGTCGCGGGCAGCCAGCCACCGACGCCGGATGGTCAGGCCAGCGTCGTCAGAGGCGCGCTGCCACGCCCCAGAAGCGGCAGCGCTGGTGCAGCGCGTCGTCTCGGTGCGGGCGATGGCCAGGGCACGGCTGGGGCTGAACGCAGTTGCGTCTATGATCTGGCCCTGGATCTGGTTGATCGTCGCCCCCTCCGCCAGCCCGTCGCGCAGGATGGAGAGGATCGTATCAGAGGTCGTAGCGTTGACCTGACCAGCCATGCGCTGCATCAGGCTCGACGCCAGCGCATCAGCCGCGCCCTTGTTCAAGCTCTGGCCAACCTCACGCGCTGCCCGGCCCCAGGCGACCCGCACCGCCGCCGACAGCGCGTTCTTGGCGATCTCGGCGAGGATGGATCGGATGCTGTCGGGGAAGATGGCAGCCAGCAGCGCGTCGATCATGTCGCGCCGGATGCTGCGGGTGTCGAGGGCGGCGAGCTGGCGCGCGATGGCGTCGGCCTGCTGCCGGAGAGCGCGGCGGAGGGCGATGGCAAGCGCCTTCTCAGACGGAGCGTGTACCTCGTCGAGCCAGCCACGCCAGAGCGCGACAGCGGCGGCCTCGCGTGCGTCCACCTCGTCTACGTCGTTCGCCAGATCCAGGCTGTCCTTGAGCGCATCGATCAGCGCCTCGATCTTCTCCCATCCGAGCTGCCCGACCACGCCCCACTTCAGCCAAGCGACGACGCCCCCGATGTTCGACAGCGTAGGGCTCTCCGGGTCGGAGCCGATGAATGCGTCACCGTCTTCGACATGCCGGGCCGCCCATGCCTCGCGCTCACGCACCCAGGCCAGCACGCCATCAGAGCGGTCGCCGCCCTGGTACTTCGTCCAGTACTCGAACGCCTCGTTCCCGCGCTCGTTCCCGCCCGCGCCCCAGATCTCCGGGTACTGCTCTTTGAGGGCGGCGACGTAGGCGTAGGGTGGAACCTCGTAGGCGCTGTCTTCGAGGCGGGGCTGCTCTGGATCGAGGGCGCGGGTGCTGCCCGCACCGCCGAGCCACAGCGCCAGGCTCGGCTGTGCCGCGCTGCCCGCCGCGCGCATCATCGGCAGCACCCGGCCGCCCCCACCGACCGAAGCGGCCTGCGCCTGCGCCTGCGGGGCCGCCGCGCCGCTGCTGACCGGGGCGTCGTCGAACCCCTCGTAGGCGGCAGCAGCAGCAGCATCAGCACCCAGCAGCACCCAGGTAGACACCCGATCCAGGCGGCTACTGCGTGCCTCTTGGAGCGCGTCAACACCGCTGAAGTCATGCCGCACGCTCAGGGTCGGGTCGAAGCGTCGAGCGATCTGCGTCAGCCCCGCATCGAGCAGACGCGCCAGGCCCATCAGCCGATTCCAATACACGCTGCTCTGTTCGCGCGCCGTGGCGTAGTTGGCTGTCGGCAGCCCGACGCGCGTGGGTGGCACTCCAAAGGCCGCCAGCACGGTCTCACGCGTCAGGGCGCGTTGCTCGCTGAACTCCAGGTCGCGGGGCGTGAACGATGGGAACTCGACCTGCGTCCCGCTCGACAGCACCATCGCCGGGCGGGCTTCCTCGACGATCCGGCGGTATGCCTCTGCGATCTGCTGACGAGCGTCAGCGTCCCACATGTCGCCCTCGTTGGCGGGGCTGAACACGGCGCTGGGGCGTCCCTGGCGGGCGGTCTTGGCGGCGAGGCGGGCTGCGTTCAGGTCGGCGTTCAGGTCGGCCTGGAGCGCACGGATCAGACCTTCACCCAGCAGCCCTTGCGCGCCCTGCTCCCAGGGCGTCAGCCGCCACTGGACGATCGCAGCGGCGCTGTAGCCGGTGGTCTCCCCGCCGCCGTTCTGGTACTCGTAGCCCTCCGGCCCGCCGAACGGCCCAGGGATCACGCGCACGCGCTCACAGTGCAGCAGCGGCAGGCTCGACGGGCGGCCCGCACCGACCTGGAGGGCGTAGGCGTTGCCGCTGAGCAGGAGCTGCGCCACCAGCGACGACTCCCATTCCTCGCGGGTCTGCCAGGTGGTCGGGCGATCCAGCAGGGCGCGCAGGGCGGGCTCCTCGACGACCTCCGCCTGATCGCCGATGCCGCGCACGATCCGCAGCGGCAGGCCCGAAAGGTCGGTGCCGATCGCATCGAGGCAGGCCCGCACCCAGGGGAACTGGGCAAAGGCCGTCATGCTTGCATGGACGTCGTAGCCCTGCGCCACCGGCTGTCCGACCTGCGCGCCCTCACGCGGGGGCGTGGTCGGTTCATCGACCAGCCCCACCGCCCGCAGGATCGCGCTCCACCAGCCCATACACAACAGATTGACGCGCCGCCTGCTTTCTGGCGATGGTGAAAGTTGACCGCTTCGGAGAAAGTCAGCTCGCGCCCATCCCGCGCTGCCGCTTCAGCCACAGCACCAGGTACCGCAGGGCATCGAGGCTGTGATTGTCCTTATCGACCGGCACCTCGCGCCCCTTGTCCGCCCACCGGTAGGCTTCGATCTCTCGGATGAAGGGGACGCAGGTGTCGTGTACCACCAGGCCGGGGCGGCCCTCGGCGTCGGGCTCCAGCAGCTCCGCAATCGCGTTCACGCCCTCTCTGATGTCCTTCGGGCTGGCCTGCGTCGAGATCCTGCACTCAGCGGCGAGGGTGCGGCGCTGATCCAGCCCGGCGCTGTCGGCCACGCTGGCCTCGATGACCTCGGAACCGGTGAGCCGGTTGATCTCGTCGCCGTTCTGGCGGGTGGTGTACTGCGGGCGGTGGAGCACCCGGTAGAGGTGGTGTAGGCCGCTCGACGGGTCGCGGGCGACCCACACGCAGGCGAAGGCGTCCCTGACCCCGAAGTCGATCCCGCGCCAGCGCCGCCAGTCGGCTGGCAAGGGGCGGGCGGGGATGACATGCAGATCGCGCCGCCACTGGGGCCAGATCCGCCCTTCGAGCTGCACCCACTCACCGCGCTCACGGGCGGCCCGCTCGTGCGCCCCGAACTGGGCGAGCAGCTCGCGCAGGACGTCGGCGCTGACGAACGGGTTGTCCACACCGAAGATCGCGCAGGAGGCGATCCCCGGCGGCGCGTCCTTGACGTACCGATCGTACACCCAGGTCAGCCCCATCAGGCCAGGAGTGAACGTCACCAGCACCCGCCCGTCGTAGTCGGCGAGCCGCATCAGCAGCTCATTCCAGGCGGGCTGGTCTCCAGGCTCCTCGTCCACCCAGGCGGCATGGATCGCGTCCCCCTGGAACCCGCCCCGCCCTTGTGCCCAGGCTTTGCAGAGGATCTTTCCGCCCCCCGGTAACACCGCCTCTGCCTCATTCTCCGCCGTCCAGTTGCGGCGCGTAGTGTTGGCGGGGAGGTACTTGTCGAGCTTGTCGCGGACGTAGCGGCGCGAGTCTGGGAACGTCAGCGACACCGCCCACACGATCCCCGGTGTGCGCTGGATCCGGCGGCCGTCGAGGTTGTTGGCGCGCAGCCATGCCTGGGTGTGGGGGTGGTCGCGCCCCATCGCGTGCGCGATCGCCCACTGCGCGCCCAGGTCGGTCTTGCCCGCCCGGTTACCCCCGTTGACGAAGACCACCCGCGACGGGCTCAGCGCGAGCTGGGCGGCGCTGCGCTGGCTGGTGCGGGGCGGTTCCCGGTGCCAGAGGCGGGCATGGGCGAGCGGAGCATCCCGACGGGCATCTCGCCGACTACGGGCAGCGCGGGCAGCGTCGGCGCGGCTCACCGTCGGGCCTCTACCCGCAGCGCCGCCGCCAGATCTGGCAGGCCGCGCTCGTCGAGGATCAGCGCCGCTTCAGACAGGATCATCCGAGCATCGGCGTCGGGATCAGCGGCGATGGTCGCCACCACCTTCCGTCGCTCCCCGGCTTCGAGCCCCGCCACCCGCGACAGGATCATCTCTGAAGCCTTCAGCCGATCCCGCTCCTGGGATGGGCCGCGCCCGCATACCTCACAGGCCGCACCGCCAGTAGCGATCTCCAGCACCGCCTTCAGCGCCACCGGAACGGCAGCGGAGAGCTGCCCGATCGCCTCGTCTGTGACCGCCTGCCGGATCCGCTGTATCTCCGACTGGATCTCCGGCAGGGCATCCCAGGCCGCAACGGTGCGATCCCCCGCCTTGTAGTGCTTGACGAGGCTGGCCAGGCTCTCGCCAGCCGCCCGGCGAGAGGCAAAATCGGCAGGAGGCTTCTTAGCCACTGTCTTTCTCCGTGATCTTTCGTAGCCGCTGCACCGCCCCTTGTACCGCCTCGATGGTCGAACGGTAAGCCCCCCGCTCTGATCGGCCCCGCAGGTGGTAGCGCAGGGTATCGCGGTGTACCCCGGCCACGCGCGCCACCCGCGCCACCGGCAGATCGCCGAGCAGCTCGGCGAGGGTTTGTGGATCACCGCCCGCCCGCAGCGCTCGCGACTTCAAGCTCTCCATCAGCAGCCTCCAGAGAGATAATGTCCGCTCCACTCAGGCACGTTCTCATCGTCGCCATCCTCGACGGGATCGGTCGCCGCCCCCCACAGCAGCCAACGCAGCATATCGAGCAGGCGGCGGCCCATCACAGCACCGCCCCCGCCCGCACCCGCTGCTCTACCGCCTCGTCGCCCAGGTACATCGCCTCGGCGCAGGCGGCGGTGTGGGCGATGCGGGCGAGCTGATCGTGCCGTGCATCGCGCTGCGCCCAGCAGCGCCACAGCTGCTCGCGCACATCCTGCACGCGCCGCCAGTGACGCGAGGTCACCGGGTGCCGATCGCGCAGCGCCAGCAGATCGGCGAGCAGCTGCTCGCGGGGGGTACGCTCGCTCATCCCTGCACCCACATCCCGGCCGCCCGGAATTGCGACCCGCCCCACCAGTTGGAGGTGTGGTAGGCGCGGTTGGTGGAGCCCGCCTGCGACTGGAGCGGGTAGAGCACCACACCGCGATCGCGCGCCGCCTGGTGGGCCTCGGTCTCCGGGACGATCACCGTGATGTGGCCGGAGCGCGCCGGATCCGTCCTCGCTGCGCAGATCACCCCGATCCGCCCGCTGGCGTTCACCGCCCGCTGTGCCGCGTTGGCGTCGGCCACCTGCCGCCATCCGTAGGCCGCGCCCCAGGTGGAGAGCCAGTCGTAGAGGGCGTTCGCGTTGAGCTCGGTCACGGTGGTTCCGTAGCCGATCCCCACACCCTCCCCCGCCTGCAGGCGGGTGATGGCGGCAGGCGTCCACCATGTCCGGGGGAGGACGATCTTGAGCGCGTGCGCGAAGTCGGTGGCGTAGATGTTGCAGTAGGTAGCCAGTCGGGTCGGCTGATACCGGGCGCTGTGCTCGACATCGAGGAGGCGGACGATCTCGTGAGGATCGGTGGGGCCGCCGGGGAGGGGCGGAAGCCGCGCGTGCCGGCCGTCGGTGCTGCCGAGCTGGGCGCGGGGGCTGGCGAAGTCAGGCAGCGGCAGGTGGCCGGGGGGCGGGGTCGGGGCAGCGGCCGGGGTGGTGTAGGCGCTGTGGACCCACCCCACCAGCCCCCCGCCCGCGTCCACCCGGTGCCACAGCCCCCGGATCTCCAGCAGGGTCAGCCCCGCCCCCGGTGCCAGCGTGGTGATCGGGGCGTGCTCGGTGTCGGGTGTGGCCCGGAGGTTGACGCGGGCGGTGGTGACGTAGCGATCGCTCATGTCAGCTCCTGGTGTGCGGGTGTGCGATAGATCGAGATCTGCACCGGCACAACGTATTCGGCCGGTCGGTTCATGGTGATGATCTCCTGCTGCTGTTTGCTAAATGTACGCTTCTGACCTAATCGCCCCCCGGTTATCTCTACACTGTGCCACCCGGATCTGACCAGATCGGGGATCGCCTCCGCCTCACTGATCGCCACCGTCGCACCGAGGCTGGCGAAGTCGAGGGCGTGCGCGACCACCTCGGCGCGGGACAGATCGGCGGTATAGCCGGTGGTGCCAGCGTAGGGAGGGTCCATGTAGATGATGCACCCCTCCAGATCGCCCGGTGTCCCGATGGCGGCGGCGACCTCGGCGGCGGTGGGGATGCGGGGGGAGACACGGACGGGGGGCCAGCCACGATAAGCGGCAACACCCGCCATCCCCGCTGCGACCTGCTCCGGCGGTGTTGAGAAGGCCGCGCCCCCGTGCGTCGTGCCGCCCTTGCCGGTGTTCAGCAGGTCGGGGCCGCCGACGCAGATGAGGCGGTTGCTGCTGGCGATCATGGCGTACTCGGCGAGGCGCGGGAAGGAATCTCCAAGCGATGCAAGGGCAGGGCGAAATCTATACCCTTCCACCATCCCTTCTGGGCGCCCGATCCCGGCATCCGGCCCCTTGTACTGGAACGACCCCTGATGCAGGAACGCGAACTCCGCAACCTCTGCGAGCCGGTCGGCGCGGTCGGCGAGGCCGCTGATAGTGATACTTCCAACCCATCCCGGAGGGTGCGAACCGCACTGTCCCCCCCGATCTGGCCCGCAATACTGGCCTGTAGCGCCCCATGCCTCGCTCACTGTCGACCCCGCCACCTCCCCCACCGTCCCCGCCGCCTCGGCAGCCCGCGCCCGCCGCTCCGCCCGCAACCGCTCCCATAGCGCCCGAGGCTCCTCGCCCGCCCATCCCCGGATGATGGCGGCGACAGCGCGCAGCGCGTCGGGGTCGGGGTAGATCCGAAGCAGCGCGGCGACATCGGGATCAGCCTCCGCCCACCAGTACGCCGCCGCACCCTGCCCGCTGTGCAGGCCGAGGACACCGAGGATTGTTTGCGAGTAACCGGCCTTATTGCCGCACCTTGATATGGGCGGGCGACAGTGCGCGCCCCCCTGGAGGCGGAGGGAGACGGCGGCGAGTCCGGCGGGGAACTCGGCGAACAGGCGGGGGCGGTTCATGCCTTCCACTGGTAGATGTCCGGCGTTTGATGCCCGTAATGCTCGGTGTTCCGGCATGTTCCGGTGTGTTCTGGTGGCTGGAACATGAAAAACCGGCCTTCTTCTGTGGTTGTTCTGGTGTTCCACTGAAATAGGGGGGAGTGAGGATAGATACCGATATCCCTACCCCGGCACCCCCCTAAATTCACCGGAACGCCGGAACAGTCAGCCTCAAAGCTGCTGTATTCACTGGAACACCACTGGAACATCACCGGAACGCCGGAACAGTTCTGGTTCATGCCGCACTCTTTTTGATGTAGCCGTTGACCAGCCGATCACCAGAGCGAACCTTCCATGACCGGTAACCCATCCCCGTCAGGATGTCAGCGATCAGCGAGCAGTCGCGCGCCGTGATGTGCTCCAGGCTCTTGCCGATGACCTGCACCAGCAGGTGTTTCGTCGTCACCGGTTCGCGGGTCTCGCGGATCGTCAGCACAGGCAGCCCGGCGGGGCTGGGCTGCACGGTGGCGTACTCGCCGATCCACTGCTCGACGGACTCAGTCCAGGCGTCCCCCTGCTGGAAGTTGGACTGGACGGCTTGAAGCTCCCCCCAGCGGGCGCGCGGCAGCCACCACTCGGCCCCCGCATCGAGGCGGTGCACCGCCTCGGCCCAGAGCTGATCCCTCAGCCCCACCACCAGATCCCGCTGCACCGGCCCGCTCGCCCCCAGCTCCACCGGCCAGAAGCGCCGCGCGCCAGTCGGGTCGCGCAGGAATTCGGGCCGGTTGGTGGTGCCGATGAACACGCAGCGGCGCGACCACGCCACCGGGGCGCGGCCGTGCAGCGGGATGAACCGATCGACGGGGCTGGTCAGGAAGTTCTTGGCCTCGTTCTGATCCATCCGGCTGCCGAGGAACTGCGCCATCTCGCCGAGCTCGTGTACCCAGCCCGCCGCCACCTGCTGGTAGCAGCGCGGGACGTTGCCAATATCGATCTTGCTCTCGCTCCAGAACGCCCCCACCAGCTCGCGCAGCGTCGAGGTCTTGCCCTCGCCCTGCTCGCCCAGCAGCACCAGCGTGGCGTCGGCCTGACAGCCCGGCCGCAGCGCCCGCGCCACCGCCTGCACCAGCCACGCCTCGCCCATCCACCGGTTGATCGGGGTGTCCGCCGCGCCCATCCCCCACACCAGCCAGCCGCCGATCCGCTCCACCCCGTCCCACTTCAGCCCGCGCAGGTACTCGGTCAGCGGGTCGCGCCGGTGGTCGTCGCCGATGGCGGCGCAGATCGGGCGCAAGCTGTCGGCGCTGATCTCCACCTGGTACACCCGCGCCAGCCACTCAGCCACGCGCTGAGCGTCGTGATCCGACCACTGGCGATCGCCCAGCATCGGCAGCTTCCGGAAGTCGTCGAACCAGATCAGCCCGCGCCACCGGCTGTCCGTGCGGAGGATCTCGGCGGCCATCGTGCGCGCCGAGGCGTTCCGGCGAGCCAGCCCCACCAGCACCTTCTTGACCGGCTTCTCGCGCTCCCCGGCAGGCGGGATGCCGCCGAGCACCTGCCCGGTCGGCGGGCTGGCGGCCTCGGCGTCCTGCGGGGGAGCTGACTTCTGGAGCCGCTCGACGGCCGCCCAGTCGCCCGCGCCGACGGCGGCCCGGATGTCCTGCGACCACTGCCACAGGCGGCGACGGTGCCGCAGCTGCTTCAGCCGGTCGATCCACCCCGGCAGCG